TGCCCGGGGTGGTGTACCCGCCGCCGATCCTCACCTCCATCGTGGACCTGCTGGACAACCAAACGGCCACCGCCGGAGTGATCGAGTGGGTGGTCGAGACGGCCTCACCGGCGACCAGCAACACCGCGGTGGAAGTCGCGGAAGGTGCGGCCAAGCCGGAAGGCGCGTTCACCTTCACCGTGCAGTCCAAGACGCTGGCCACCATCGCGGTGTGGGTGCCGATCACCCGGCAGGGCGCGGAGGACAACGCGCAGCTGACCGGCTACATCCAAGGTCGACTGTCCTACGCGGTGAACAAGCGGCTGAACAGCCAGTGTCTCAGCGGTGACGGGGTGGCCCCCAACATCCTGGGCATCCTCGGTACGTCCGGCGTGCAAACGGTCAGCCTGGCCACCGCGACGAGCATGCTGATCGCCATCCGGCAGGCGATCACCAAGGTGCAGATTGCCCAGTACGCCCCGGATGGTGTGGTCATGCACCCCACCGACTGGGAAGCGGTCGAGCTGGCCAAGGACGCGCAGGGCCGATTCCTGATGACCCGGGACCCGGCCAGCCTGGCCGCCCCGCGGGTGTGGGGGCTGCCGGTGGTGGCGACCGTGGCCATCGCCGCGGGCACCGCCCTGGTCGGCGCGTTCGCCGAAGGGGCCACGCTGTGGCGCAAGCAAGGCATCCGAATCCTGATGTCCGACAGCCACGATGTGAACTTCACCAAGAACATCTTGGTGATCTTGGCGGAGCTGCGCGCGCAGCTGGCGGTGTACGCGCCTCCCGCGTTCGTGAAGACGATCGCCTGATCGTCGGTATGGCTTCGCAACGGGTGTCGGCCGATCTGCCCTTCGGAGCACCGAGGTACCGGCGTGGTGGGCGCGAGTCCCGGCGGGGCCGATTCCCTACCGGCGGAACCTGCCCCTGCTGTGGCGTACGGATTCCGGCCCCGCTGCCACCACGCCGGTACGTCGGCCCCGAGGAAACCGACCAACGCACCTACGCCGAGCCACTAGAGCCGGAGCGTGTAAACGAGGACGATGCCGGGGAGGGAGGCGGGGATGGGCCGCTACGCGACCACGGACATGGCCAAGGATGCGGGTGCTACGGGCACCGACACCGACATTGAGGCCGCGCTGGCGTCTAGCGAGATCATCATCGAGCGCTACTGCCGGGACGTGTTCGTGCCCACCGACCTGAGCTTCACCGTCCCGGTCGACGTCTGGGGGGTGGGCTGGCTGCCGGTGGCCGCCTACACCGTGGACGTCGGCACGCTCGGGTTCGACGGGCACACCTGGACGGCCGACGGCACCGGGCCGTTCGACGGCTCCGTCGAGTACGACGTGTCCGGCGACTTTGGCTGGCGCACCTGCCCCGAGCAGGTCTCGATGGCCAGCGCTCGACTGGCCGCGCGGGCGCGCCCGGCCGCGTTCACCGCGCAGGCCGACGCGGAGGGCAACCCGATCGGGCGGCCCCCGGCGCCGACCCTGCAGGACGAGACCGACCCGGCCCCACCGCAGGGTCGGCAGGGCGCGGCCACCGAGCGCACCACCGGTGACCCGGTGGTCGATGCGTGGTTGGAGCCGTACAAGACCAACCGGGTGTTGATCTAGGACTCGAGAAGTTGATCTAGGAGGGGACATGTCCAGCAAGGCCACGGCCGAGGCCAAGACCACCACGGCCACCGAGGACACCACGACCGACACCACGACCGACACCACCAGCACCCGGGATGTGAGCGTCGATCGCAACGTCGAGATCGACTGGACGATCTGGACGCATCACTTCCCGCACGACATCGAAGGATGATCATGATCTGTGTTGCCTGCTACCTGGCGTCCAAGGGCGCCAAGATGACCGAAGCCAGCGCCGTGCTCGCCGGGCAGTCGCTCTGCACCGATCACCTGGCCAAGGTGGCCGTAGCGTTGGAGGCCATCGCCGAAGCCTCGCCGGACGTCACGCCGCACTGATCATGCCCGCCTCGGTGGCCTGGGAGAACGAAGCACAGTGGCGGGAAGCCATCGTGCAGATTCTCGACGACTGGGACTCTGGCCTGCGCGCCAACGTCGAGCACTTGCTGGACATGGCCGCCGAGGAGTCCCGCAAGCGCTGCCCGGTCGACACCGGCCGCTTAAGGCAAGGCATACAAACCGAGGTAAACACCGGCGAGGCGCACTCGGACGTCCTTGGCTTGCTGTTCGACGACGTGGACTACGCCCCGTTCGTCGAGTTCGGTACCCGGTTCATGAAGGCGCAACCGTTCCTGCGGCCCGGCATGGCCATGGCCGAAGCCCGCTACGAACGCGAGATCACCAAGGGACTCAAGTGAGCACGCCCCCGGTGAGCAACGCGACGGTATCCGGCGCACTCAAGTACGTGATCGAGTCGGCCGGGCTCGGCGTGACCGTGTTCCGGGATCTCGCCCCGCCCAAGGCCCCGCTGCCGCTGGTGGTGATCACCGAGGGGGTGGGGTGGAACATCCTGCCGCACGGTGACACCGACGTCGAGGGCGAGCTGAGCATCCGCGAGCTGGCCCAGATCGACATCTACCAGGCGTTGAAACGTCCCGACGGGGAGCGCGCCGAGATCATCGGGCTGGAAGATCAGATCTGTTGGCTGGTGCACCGCACCAAGCTGCCGAGCTGGCTGATCACCTGCTACGGCGTGCAGATCTTGACCCGATCGAGCCAGGCCCCCCAAGACAACCTGCGGCGCACCATCGTGACCGTACAGATAGATCGACTACTGGCAGCTCCGTAGGAGGACGACACCGACCTTTCCCGATGGCACCCCATGAGGTGGCGACCTGCTCTCGACTGGTCCGCTCCCTCCCGTGGTCCCCGCCGCATCCCGACGCGTGGGCCGCACCCCGTACGCACCCCGTAGGAGAGGAAAGATCACATGACAACCGTTGAGCCGCAGGTGGCCACCCCGCTGGCCTCGCAAGGCATCACCAAGGTGTACGCCGTGCAACACGCGCAGGTGGCCAGCCTGCTCACCGACGTGGCCGGATCGGCGCCGACCTTCGGCGAATGGTTTGACGTGCCCGGCATCAAGTCGTTCGAGATCTCGGGCGACATGGAGACCAAGGAACTGCGCGGTGACAACCGGCTGATCGACTCCCAGTCCACGATCAAAAAGGTCACGGCCAAGTTCGAGCACGCCAAGCTGTCGCTGATGATCCTGCAGGTGATGCTGGGCGGCGCGGTGCC